CCCTCAGTAATCGTGATGTTGCTGCCAGCAGTAAGCGTTGCAAGCGTGTAACCCGTGCCGTTACCAATCAGCAACTGACCGTTAGATGGTGCAGCAGTTAAACCAGTGCCGCCATAAGCGCGACCAATAGCAGTGCCGTTCCAGGTGCCGGTGGCGATTGTGCCAACAGAAGTAAGGCTGGAGCCAGTAACACCAGAACCAAGAGTGCTAGCACTAAGAACGCTGGTGCCATTGATCTTAAATTCTTTGCCGGAAGCAATGTTGACATGCTCCGAAAAGTCCCAGCTATCAGTGCTGTTGGTCCAAACGATCGTGTGATCAGTTGCGCCTTTCAGCGTAATGCCGCCACCGTCAGCAGTTGTATCTGAAGGGCTACTAACGCTGCCAAGCTCAATGTTTTTGTCGTCAACAGACAAAGTGGTTGAGTTGACCGTTGTGGTCGTTCCGTCGACCGTGAGGTTTCCTGATACCGTCAGGTTATTGCTAAACGTAGTGTTGCCCGACAGCGTTGCGCCGCTTAGGTCAACCGTTCCAGTAAATGTCTTGTTGCCGCTGATCGTTTGATTAGAGGTCAGCGTTGTAAACGCACCGGAGCCTCCGATTGAAATAACCGAACTGGCAGCACCTCCACCGGCATCGCCAAACCCGTAATAGAGAATGTTATCGACCTCTGAGAATGCCGGTTCACTTGGAGCCAAGCTGCTTGGAGCGCCAGACGCACCACCAGATGCACGCTTCTTCAGTCGGATGGTGTTTGCCATGGCTTAAAAATTGCCTCCAAGGACAACGGTGCTAATGGTCCAGGTTGCGTCTGCCTTGTACTCCCCGGATGCCGAGTCGTAATAGACGATGCTCTTGTCCACTTTAGCGGCTTGATTCAACGTAAAACCAGATCCTGCAGGGCCTTCTGGCCCTTGTGGCCCTGCTGTTGTTGCAGTCACCGTTGTCGTGGCTGGGCTTTGAACAACTGTTGAAGTGCCGTTCTCCGTGACGGTCACACTGTTGTTCGTTGTGGTGACGTTGACTGTTGTCATGGTGCGGTGTAACCCTGGCTGACAAAGATCACGCCTTCCAAGTAATACTCGCGAAGACCACTTCCGTTTTCCAGCATCACGTCATACCGCAACTCATCTACAAACGTTGCCGTCTGCGTATCAGTCAGGCTGATCGTGATCTGCCCGTTGGTACGGTTCGTGTAAGCAATGCTGAAATCTGCGTACTTGGTGGTGCGCCCTTCGTTCCAAGCCTGGGCATACGCGGTGTAACCAGTAAGGTCAATCACCGCATCACTACTGTCTTTGAACTGCAGCAACAGGCTGTAATCAGCCCGACGCTGCAGCGTGATGTTGTACGTCCCAGGCTGAACAGTCATGGCAAGCCTCCTGTGGCAAGTCTACTTGAACTGACTAGCCGCACCAGTCAGGACGGCTTAGTCGGCCAAGTCATGGTGTAAGGGAAACCATCTGCTGCAGTGATGTCACGCAATGCAGTCCGATACGTTTTCCACTCCGTTTTCTTTGCGGTGGTCAACGGGCTATCGGCTAAAACAGTCCAGTCAGATTCAGCCAAAAGCTCATCACGCTGCACCCGTACTGATGCAGCCTTCAAGTCAGTAGCCGCCTGAATCTCCTCACTGGTGAGGTCAGTTATTGTCCACGCTTGCTGCCAAGCACCATCGACTAGAACTGGCGCTGCCTCATCAACACGCTGAACCAATGTGTCTACAGACGGTGGCTCAACGTCAGCCACAACAACTGCGCCAAACAAGCTCAGATCTGCGTTTTCTACGCTCGCAGGGAAGCAAGTGTTAGGAAAGCGACGACGGATGTCAGTAGCCCCAACGGGATACTCAGTAATTGATCCGTCAGAAACAAAAGCGAAATTCATGACTAAGAAATAGCTTGGTCTTCAACCAACGATAACCGCGTGATTGACGCAAGAGTAACACTTGTGTCCGATGGTGTAGATGCGCTAGGAGAATTGACAGTTTTGCTGACAGTAGAAACAGAGTAACTTGACGCTACATCGGTAGTCGAAATGCTTGACGCAGTGATTTTGTAATCGCCATACGTTCCAGCAGTTGGACCGTCCTTAGGCAACTTAAATACATAAAGCGCTCCTGCGACCTGACCGCTGTTTGTGGTTGTGGCTCCAGCTATCAAAATATCGTCGTCTTTATCGACTGCAATGCAGTCGTCGCCATCTACAAAAATCATATAACCCCCTGACCCTTCATGCTCAATAGTTCTTTGCCATTGCACAGTGCCAGAAGAATTGAATTTAATGACTACTAATTTTCTATCTGTAGATGTACGATCGTCAGCACAAATAATGACGTTATCACTGCTGTCAATGCAAACGCCAGCCAGATTCATGCTTGACGAAGAGCCTATCCTTCTTGCCCAATTCAAGTCGCCATCTGCATCATGCGCTGTTAAAATAGGTCCTTCTCCCGAAACAGGGCTTCCAGTTACAAAACCTGAACTAGAAAAAGGAGCCACGCCAGCGTCACCGCCATAAATAGTAGTGCTTGTACGTGTCATCGCTTTGCTTGCCTGCAAAGTCCCCGATGAGTTGTAAATAACCATGTATAAAGCACGATTACTGCTAATATCGCTGTTCCCAACTTGAACAATGTTGCCGTCACCGAGTATTGCGCAACCAATACCGAAAAAATTAGTTCCAGAAGAACCAAAAAATCTTTGCCATTGGTTTGTCCCGCTACTGTTATGCTTCGCTATAAAAAAATCTCTATTGGTGTTGTCGATAGGGCCTGGCTGTGCCCTGCCAGAAATGTAATTATTGCCGGAAGAATCAACAACTATTCTACTTTCAACACGACCGTCGCCAGAGTCTTTAAACCATGAAATACTGCTTAAGGCTGTATTCATTTTGCCGTATCCATCGCTGTCATCATACCAGTAAATGTCAGACCCATTTACCGTTAAACTTCGAATCCTCGTGTTTCTATCTGAAAGCTCTTTTCGAGCAGTCAAAGCCCCTTCTTCGTCAAATTTTAAGAACAAACTATTGCTACCTGAGTTGTCTGCTTTTCTTACTGATCCACCAACATAGATATTGCCTGAACTATCACTCGAAACGGCCTTAGCAGAAGGCGGACTAATCGTCGCATTGCTTTGTTGCAAGGCATTAATCCAGTATTCACTAGGTCCAGCGGCAACAGCACCAGCAGAGCCTAGGAAAGTAGTTCGGCAGATAAGATCCATTTGCAATCAGGTGGTGTAATCAACAGCAGAGGTGGCACGGAAAGTAGTGCCGCCGTCGTCAGAAAATAGGCAGAAAACGTGTGTCTTGCCTGCCGTTAGGGTTGGTGCCGTAGCAGAAGGAAACTTCACCGATGCCGGGAACGTGATTGTGCGATCACCTGTTACATCAATCTCAAGCGTGAAGCCATAAACCCTGCCGGAGGGGATATTGCTAAACGTAAAAGTTGAATCAGCAGAGATAGCTTTCTTGAAGTGGTTACCAGTTGAGCAATCAATGTCCAGCGCCGAAACAGTGGCAATGTTTGCGGCATACGTTCCAGAAACATCTAGGTCAGTGTTGCTGGCTGCTGTTGCGCCAGTGCCGACCGCCCAGGTTGTTGCATAAGTCACTGCGCCCGTCTGACCGCCAACGCTGCTGACCGCACCAGAAGCCGTTGCAAAGCTCAGCGTTCCAGAGCCATCAGTCTGCAAAACCTGCCCACTGCTGCCGTCAGCACTAGGCAGCGTGAACGTGACGTTGCTGCCAATCGTTGCAGCGCCCTGGAGCGCCACATAGTTGCTGCTGTCAGAGTCAGCAAAACGCACATCTGACTGCGCGTTCATCGTCACATCGCCTGTGAACGTCGCACCAGCAAGCTTTGCTAGGCCCAAATTGGCAGCGGTAACGTCGCCAACCTCAATCCAGGCATTGTTAGCGCCATTTCTGATCTTCAGGATTGCTGGGCTGCTACTGCTATCGACCCAGAGCTGATAAGCGTTGGTGGTACTGGGTGCTGAGCTACCGCTTTGCAGGCTCGACAGTGCAGCCAGGATCGAGTTCAGCTCAGTCCTAAATGCCAGACCGCTTTGGTTGGCAAGTGTGATGTCCGTTGACTGAGCCATCAGGTGATCTCCCGACCGTGACCCACGGCCTGATAATCGAACGTCTTACTCACGATTGTATCGGAGCTGTTCTTGAAGGTCACGGTGAAACCAGTCCTGCTAACGCTCGAAATCTGGAAATAATCACCGCTATCCATATCCTGCGCTGTAATGCCAACGCTTGGCGTTCCATAAAACGCAGCCGGGAACGTAATCGCCTTGGCTGATGTGCCACTACTGATGTTGCGCTCTTGCTCAGTGCGGCGCTGCAGCTTTGTCGTCACACCTAGCTCCTCAATCGCGATGTTCTGTGCTGGATCGCTGGTTGTCGCGTCAACCTTGAACTGGAAACCACGCCCACGCTTCGTACCATTCACAAATGGCTGCCAGTCGCCATAGGTCGGTGAACCACTTGGGTCATCATTCGTGGATCGCACATACATCTCAGCATTGACCAAGCTGATGTCCGTTCCATCGATGTCAACCCAAGTGTCGATGAGGCCGGTACGGCTGTCCCAAAAATCTGTCGGGACAAAAGCTCTAGTTTTCAGTGTTTGCAGCAACTCAAGGTCGTATTTAGCGCCAAGGTCTAGCGTGCTCAAGAATTCATAAGAGCCGCTACTGTTTGTGTCGCCAAAGTTATCTAAATCGACCAGCTCATCAAAATCAGTTACATCATCAATCAAACCATCTGCAGCAAGAATTAAGGCATCTTCAGTTTCGTTGTAAGCCATATTTGTTCCAGTGCCTTGGAACGGTGGTGTGTCATCATCTTCGCGGTACGTTTGAGCAACAAATAAATCTTGCGGCTCAGGTAGGTCAACAACGACACTGGCAGTACCTGTTGACTCGTTGCCCGTTGAGTCAACCGCACGAATAAAATAAGTGCCTTCTACAAGCGGCACAATTTTGCGCGTACTGCTGCCGTTCACAGCAGGAACAATATCGTTGGTTCTCACCCAAGTTGCAGATGCTCCAATAACAGGCGTGTGCCTGATCCGAATCGTTCCGCCAATGCGTACATCAAGATCAGTCGATTGCGGCCAATGCAACTCAGCAGTGTGCTGGTCAATTGGCGCAATCGTCAGGTCAGGAATCGTTGCCGGTGGTGCAGTCTTGCCAAGAGCGTTAAACGTCAGCTCTGCAATCGGTGAGTTCTTAAAGCCAGCACTCTGGCCAAAGATCTCGAACTCATACTTGCCGTCTGTTGTATTCAGGATCTCGTAGTCATTGGCAAACGTTGGAAACTCGTTCCAGTTGCCATCGTCATAACGCCAACGAACAATGCTGCGGGCTGTGTCCGTTCCAGGTTGCCAGCTCAGAATGATCTTGGAGAAGACCTG